TCCCAAGCTGTTACTGCTGCTTCACGAGTAGCTTGCATTTCGTCTACTATTAAATATACATATTCATTATGCATACCTATTAAGTTACCTAATGCATCTGCTTGTGTACCCATTTGTACAGCAACACCATGTATTCCAGATAATGGATTGTCTGGATCAAACAAAATACTAGTTGTACTTCTACGTAATACTCCTGGTAATTCATGTTCACGCATTTTATAAAAACGTACTACTTCTCTCCATATACGTTTTTCTAACATTTTACTAGTAGTAGAACATACTATAACAGTTGTGTTATGTGGTGATGCAAGCCAAGCACATAATGCTAATACTCCAGCATCTGTAGATTTACCAGTAGCTGATGCTCCCCACCAAGTTTGAAATTCTCTATCTCCATTCATAAATGATTTACATCTACGATCCATCCATTTATTCCAAATGTATCCTCTAGATGTATAACTATAAGCATCTTTTTGTATTACAAATTCTTCTGGAAATAAAAGTTGTATAGCATTTTTCATATGCTCCCAACGTTCTAATAATTTACCGCCTAATTTTTGACAATGTTTATAATTACGCCATATATATAATTCTATATATGCAGGATGTTCTGTTTCATCAAATTCTAAATTATATCTTATTTGTTTAGCCATTAAACAACATTGCCTTTAATAATTCTTTTATTATCTATAATAAAATCATTACCTTTTAATTCCATCATAGCAAATCCATGATTCCATTTATTAAACGTAGCATATTCTGGTCGCATATCACATAAACAACCTAATGACCAACAATGTATATATTTATCATCAGCAGTTTTAAAACAATGTTGTGATGTTTGATGTCTATGTCCTGCTATAGCACATACACCTAAATTAGTTTGTAATGTTCTAGCAAAGTTAACTGGTGCTGCTGATCCAAATATTTCATGACCATGTATAAGAGTTAAGTTTTTACCTGCTTTCATACGTTGTCTACCACTAACTTCTTCTATTCCATATTTATTAAATTCTAATAAATCATACATTTGAAATTCTGTTAAGCCACATATTTCTGGTGCTTTAGACCACATATATTTTTCCCATCTTTCTTCATGATTACCTATCTTATAAAAAATACGTGTTTGTGGATAACGTTCTCTTAAATGAGAAAGGAACTGACGAACTAACATCAATTCCCTTGACAGATTTCTTTCTTCTGGGTTTTTTTCCCATCTTGATATAGAGAAAAAATCAGCAACATCTCCATTCAAGACTATATGATCTATATCTTGTTTATCTATATAATCTAAACAAGCATTTAAAGCATTATCATCATGATATGGTACATGTATATCTGATAATATAGCATATTTACCATTAGGTAATTTAATATCTTTAGGTGGTTTTGCTATAGATTTAGGTACTGGTATTGCAAATCCAGCTTCACCATTAGGTCTATATGTATGTTCATGTTTAGATTTACCTACTTGACGAAGACTTTCTCCTTTGTTACCTCGTCTATATCTAATCATAGAACGTACTGCTTCGATATTTGTAAAAAGAGCAGGATGCTCCTTATAAATTAATTTAGCTAATGTTAACGTGGGCTTGTCGTTATATTTAGTTAAATATTTTTCTAAAAGAGCATCCTTATCCATTTAAACCTCCTAAAAAATTACTTCTTCTTTAACTTCTGTAGCTTTTTTTAATGGTTTCATAACAATAACGTGAACTTGATCTTGATTTGTTAAAGCATATAATCCCATTTCATTCAATTCTTTTTTTGTTACTTTCCTATTCATGGGATCACTAATAATATCAAATACAGTACTCATATCTATATCACCATGTGATAAATTAACTGTACCTAATACAAATTCTACATCATCAGAACCTGCTTTACGTTTTTTTGGAAACTCTGCTCTAACATGTCTACGGAACTCTCCAATAGTCATTTCATTACTATCTGCAATTTGTAACATTTCTTTACGTTGTGGTGCATCTAGTTTTACTACAGTTTCATGATATGCAAATGGTAGATTGCATCTTTGATTTGGTGGAAACTTTTTAGCCATATATTTATAGTGTTGAAATGTTTTAAATTTTACACCAACAGTTGTTTCTACAACTGCTTCTATTTGTGCATATTCTTCACCTAATATATCTTGTGCTTGTAAAGCTATATCACCCATCCACCATTGACTCATTTTTTCTAGAGTAGCAACACTTTGTAATGCTCTTTCAACTGCTTCATATTTAACATCTTTTGCTACAGTTACAGATGCTCCTCGTGCTGTTATTCCTTCTCCCAATGGTACTACTAATTCTTTTCTAGTTATTTCTGACATTAATCTTTTCCTTTTTGTTTATCTTCTGCTAAATGAGCATAAGGTTTCATTTCAGCATCTGTTACATGACGAAATGTACAACCTGCTATTTGCTCAATTAGATATGGTTCTAATCCATCCCAACCTTTACCACTATGTTTGAAATGATCAATTATAGTTTGTACTGCTGGTATTGGATTTTCTGCTACGATAGTAGGATTTGTTTCTTGAACAATACCTCCATCCATTAATTTACCGCTTTCTTTAGCGTATGCTTCTAGGATCATTTGAAACTCACACATAAACTCCATTTCGTCTTTTGTGTGTTCTGATTTTTCAAACTTCGTTCCTATTTTGATAGAACCAGTTGGATCCTGGTCTATGATCATAATTGCTGTAATCATGATACCTCCTTTATTTATTATTAATAGAAATTATATTATTTCTAGAATTATGTCTATATTAAAATAGGTTTTTTTACAGGTTGTAATAATGCTGGACTACCAACAACAGTTCCTATAGCTGTTGGACCAGGAGATATTGCAACTTCTTCATGTGGTTCTTTTTCTATTGTAATAGAACAACTTTTAGGAATAGCTATAGATGAAATTATTCTAGGAGTTATTTGATAACCTATACGTACATCACTTGTATCTCTTGCTATAAGACTAGATACAGTTTTATCAAATTCTAAACTATAATTATTATTACCATTATCAGTAACACTTTCTATAAAAGCATCTTGATATGGATCTTGAAGATTACCATCTTTTGTATATATTCGCATTCCTGTTTTTGGTGCAGTACTTGTATCTAACAATGGATTAGCTACAAAAGTAAAATTAGAACCTGTCCAGCCACTTGTTGGCATACTTTCTCCAGTAGAACCCATTGCTTTTCTTGCCATATATACTGTATCAGACGTTCCAAATCCCTGTGGATATGTATTTCTTTTATAACGTACCATCCATTCATCTTGCATTAAAATTGTATCTTCCCACCTGTTATTAGGACCAATATAATAATGTCTTGGATTAGTTTCATCTTGCCAGTTATCATAAGGATCGCTTACCCATTGATGATTATTAGTCATCCAATTAGTATTAAAACCATAATGTTTAGTGTAAGTTTGTTTTAAATATACTATAAATGACTCTTTTAAATCTGTTCCATTAGGATGTACCCAAAATGATTTATCTACATTTTGTGTATTTAAAGTAGCACTACCAGCTCCTGATGTATGAAATGTTGAAGTAATCGTATTATTTTGAGCTGATTGACTACTATTAGATGACCAATTACCTGAAATATTAGGATATTTTAAATCATCATTTGTTTTATACCAAAAATCATATGTATATGTTTCTGCTTCAACTTTTGTTGCTTTTTTTGTACTTTTTCCGAATACACGATTATCTAATTTACTTACAATAATCCAAGCGCCACCATCTAAAAAAGCATTAGGTTCGTAATATATAACTTCTGGTCCTTGACCTTCAAAAAAATATTTACCATTTCTTTCACCTGTTGCTATATAAACTCCACCAAGTTTATGTGAATCAGATATACCTTCATTTTTTGTTGAGCCAAAAATAGTAAGATAAGGAGCGTTGCTTAATAAATTTTTTGCTTCATTTATAATGCATTGAGTTTTTCCATTGTTATGTGTAACATGAGTTATTTTTCCTTGAATCCATCCTAATTTATGACGAGGATGTAATACATGTGCAAATAAATTATTAGAACTTACATTAGTTATTTTTACATATTTAGAATCATTTATAGTTGATGACTCAATATCTTCATAAGGTTTAAAAAATTCAGGTGTTGTTGGTTTTTCAATATACATTATTTTACTCCAGTAAAAAATACAGCATGATTTCCATCATTTTTGCCAGAAATAATAGAAACACCATTTGTTGCAAATACTTTATCAGTTTCTTCTTTTTCTATTAAAAGAGTACTATCAGCAGGAATAACTATAGAACCTGTATGTCTTCCAACTGCTGGACCTAAATAAATTTTTTGATTATCTGGTATTGTTACAGGAGTACTCACTACAACTGATCCTTCACCAGGAGCAGTTATATTAACTGACTCTACAATTATAGAATCTTTTAATTCATAACCTTTTGTAATCAATTTTTGATTAGGAGCTGTTGTTGAGTTTGATTGTTCGTGAAATAAAGAATTAGTTTGATCTTCGGTTCCAGCATCAAAAGTAATTGTTGTTGAATGAGTGACAGCACCAGCTACTGAAAATCTTTGATATGAAGTACCTGTTGGATTAGTTGCAAACAATTCAAAATCGTTTGATACTATATGTATCCATTTAGGTTCGCTTGATGTGTTACAAGCATAAACTATTTTACATCCATTATGATCAGAACGTGTATCTAAATTAGATTGTAATGCTATTGTTTTTGGAGATATAATCATGATGTTGCCTTATTTTTTAATTGTCTATTTATTAATAATAAAGTTGTACCTCCTACTAAAATAAACCCTATTGCAGCAGGTTCTGGTATTTGTGCAATTGTTAAATTACGATCACTTGTAATATTAAAATCTACAGTACCTGTTACTTCTGGGTCGTATGATGTTATAACAGCAATTAAGTTATTTGTAAATGTTAGATCTGCTAAATAAAAATATAATCCTTCAGGACTATTTTGATTACCATCATCATCTTCTGCTATTAATGTGTATACATTATTAAAACTTTCTATGCCATTAAACGTTTGTTCTTCTATAGTATATAAATATAAATAAGGATCATTGTAACTATAACCAGGATTACTACTACTTAAATTAGCATCATAGTTAAGAAATGTAACTGTTGTTTCGCCATCTGCATATATATTAAACATATCGTAATAATGTGGCTCTTGATCTATAGTCATTATATTATGTTCTAATAAATTAGCTTGTAAATGATAAGATATATCAGCTTTTACTATACTTGCTAAAAATAATACAATGATTATACCTGCTAATGCTAAATATTCTTGTAATCTCATGTTATTTCTTCTTTGTTAAAAATGTTAAAAATTTATACAATTTTGTATCTTTTGGAATAAATATAGTTATAGTAGCTAAAAAAGCTATTAAAGCAATACCTATTGCTACTAAATGTGGCTGTATATGTTCCCATATAATTGAAAAATGCATTATGTCATACTCCTGTTACGTTCTTTTATAGATGTCATGCTGCCATCTTTTTCTTCATCACCTGGCTGTGGTGGTCTAACTGCGTCTTGAAATGCTTTCTCTATAGCTTTTTCTTCATCTGTTTTATTTTTTTCTTCTATAGCTCTTTTTCTTTCATCACCAACTTTTATACCTAAAAAGCTATTTACTTTAGGTATTTCTTGTCCGTATTTACTATGACCAGGAGGAGGTGTGATTGTACCTGTTTCTAATAATTCAGTAATCATAGGTTCAGCTTTTTCTACAGCTTGACCGCCATGATCAATCATATGTTCTATTTGAAAAGCACCGCCACCCCCAATAGCAATAAGACCAGACATACCAATGCTTTGTGCTTGGGATTGTACATGTGTTACTATTGCTTGTATACCACCTTGCGTGGCTTGTGATGTAGCTTCAGAAGTTACTGTGTCTTTTGCAGCACTATCAAAGGCTATTTTTTTACCTTCATCATTGTTGTATATATCACTAGATGACGATTCATTTTCTTCGATCGAAATGCCATCTTCATAAAGAACACCCTTTATGGTAATATTCTTGCCTTGTTTTTTTGCCACTTAACACCAACTTCTCCTCCTTTAAATATGGTTATTTAAATTTTGAAATTAGTTTATTCCAAAAAGATTTTATTGCTTCAACTATTTTTGTAATACAATTACACATAATTTACTTCTTTCTATTTGTTTTCTTTTTTGGTTTTTTAGCTGTCTTTGCAGCTTTTTTAAATTGTTCTTTAGTAGGAGCACCTTTACTACCAGCTTTTCTCATTCTTTCGCCACTACCTGCTGCAATACGTTTTCGTTTAGCATGTATGTTAGCGTACAATCCTGGTCTTTTCTTTTTCATTTCTTTTTACCTTTTTTCTTTTTAAAAGCATCACCAATCATTTTAGCACCAGGTTCTTTCCTAATCTTAGGTTTAAACCCACATACTTTACCTCTAGTTGTACTATACAAATGCATTAGCACTTCCACCTTCTACGTGCTTGTCTAATCCTAGAATTAGGATCATTACGTGTTTTAGCACTACTACGTTTCAATTGTCCTAATGACCTAGCACAATATGACTTCCTTCTTTTAGCAGCTTTACTACCTTTCTTTACTTTACCAGTAACAGCAGTCTTTAACTTACTACCAGGATTTGCTTTACGATAGGCAGCAACTCCTTTTTTAGTCATACCAGCACCAGATTTAGTTTTTCTATAATTACCACCTTTACCAGTAGTACGTGGTATAGGGTTTTCTTTACGCTTTGTTGCCATTTTTCTTCTTCTTTTTCTTATTCATAGCATAAGCAGTACCTCCAACAGCTGCTGCTACACCAACGCCTAAACCTATTGGTCCTAACCCTTTTGCAACACCCATACCTACTTTAAGAGCTTTAGCTGCTTTAGATGGTGCAATTTTAGATTTAGATACTTTAACTTTACGTCTTGCTGGTTTCATATCAATAACCCTTTTTCATTTTCTTATTAGTTTTCTTCGCATATTTCTTTGCGTCTTTTTTTCCCTTTGCAGTATAGGGAAACTTCTTTTTACCAACCTTCGGCATGATCATTATCCTCTTTAATTATTATTACTCTATACTCGCCATCAGTTAATTCAAACTGATCTCCGTCCATTTCTTCCATTATAGGCGTTATATTTCTTACACAAGCCATTAATAACTTACTTGCTGTATTAACTATTCGTCTATAAGGACGAGGAAGGTTATATATATATTCTTTCCTCATTGCCTCATTGTATATTTATGTGGCATGATGTCAAGTCTTACATGTCTATTATAATATTCTTGTAAGATGGGGGGTATATATTTTTTATTTATTTACATTTTTGTTGCTGACTTGCTTTACAGCATTTTATGTATATATAAAAAAGCATGCTTTTTCTACAGCACAGAAAATTTTTAATGTCAGGTCCTTGACATTGTATATAAATACTCTCGCATATGACGAATGCATATGCTTGACCGATAACCTGTACCCTTAATACATATGTAATACACTACATTATGGTGGGTATTATTCTACTGTATTTATATATTTATCATTCTCTACGTACGTGCGTGTGTATGTACGTGTTTAGTTGATAGGTGTTATACCTATCTTAATAATAAAGTCCAATAGGACAGAAAGGAGATACTGATGAGTATCTTTAATATTGAGCAATACCTAGTTGATCGTGTAATTAGCCTACGTGTACGTCAAGACGTAGTTAATGGCATGTTCTCTAAAATAGAAGCACATCGTGATGATGATGCTTACGTTTCTGATGTAGCTGGTTGGAAGCGTAGAGCTATGATCGAGACTAACAAAATTACAGGAGCTTATTCAGAACTGTATGCGTTAGCTAGAGCATTCAATCATGAGATTGTCTTAAACAAGGAAGATAATACCTTCGTTGTTAGAGAAGTTTCTACAAAGATAGAAGCGTAAATTAATATGGGGAGCTTTATGCTCCCCTTAAATTAAGGAGTATTATGAAACATTTATTTGTATTAGTTTGGGCTACAGCATTTGTTAGTAGCTTATTAGGAATACTAACTGTTGAGTTAATTAGATACTTAACATAGGAGATTATTATGAAAGAATGGATTATATCTATTATCGAGACTATTACATTGTTCGCCATGTTATATGTCATTATGTGTTTATTATTCTGTTTATAGAAAGGAGGTTAATATGAACATTAAAAAGTACAATAAGCAGTTAGCTTATCGTCAACTGCCTAAAGCAGCCAAACGTCAGCATACTGTGAATAAAGGAAATATATCTTCGCTTAAGTCTAGCGACCTTGATATGCTTAACACGATGAGCAAACGCTTGTCTGAACAAGCTAAGGAATTAGACTAATGGATGATATGTCAATCTGGATGGATATACTAAACCCACCAATGTGGAAAGTTATAGTTATATCCATATGTATAATCATAGTTCTTATTATGCAGGAATATTAATTCTATTATAATAGAACATAACCAATAAGGAGGTTACAAATGGCTAAACCTAGTCATCTGCGTACTACTACGCATTCAGTAATACCCACAAAGTCTAATGAATACGCTAGAAAGCGTGATGAGGCAGAGTGGATCGCAATACAAAAGCAAAATTATCATGAAGCAAGAGCTAGACAATTGCTTGTTGATAAGAAAGTTAAACAGCCAGATACAACTGGCATGAGTGAAAGATTAATCAGAAGATTACAAATGAAAGGTTGTATATCATGAGTGTTTATAAAGAAGCATGTGAGATTGATGCGTTAAGAACACGCCAAAAGAACATACCATTCAGAGATGGTGTGTTGAGCATGAAAGGTAATAGTGGTGTATATTCCACACCAATGGATAATAGTGGTATATATACACATGTAGAAGTAGCTTATCTTGTTGGAAAAGGAAAATTCCGAAAAATAGATGAGCTAAAAAAATATGATATTGGGGATGATACATATCCCCAAGTACCTTTGAAAGACATCTTAATGATATTAAAAACACAGATGTTATCAGATGTACATGATTACATAGAAACAATTAAAGAAAGATACAATAAACCCTTAACAGAAACTGAATTAGAAATAGGAGAATATTATGAAGCCTTCAGAAATACCAGTGGGTAGTTATTATTGTTGGAACGATGATATAAATCGTGATGAAATGAGTCATCCAATCATTACAGATCTAGTACGAACAGGATGGTTCAAAAGAAAAAATAGTAGCGGTACTGTTAGAGTTGTCGTTTATCCTGAAGAAGTATATGCAGTATCATATGAAGATCCTGATTGGAATCAATGTTTAGTAAAATCAGAAAAAGAACATTGGGATAGTTACCAATCTACTTTTTATGCTGATGGTATGTGTGAATCTTATATGGGATATGACATATTTGGTATAGCAGGAAGATTAATATCAGATATGTATGATGGTATACACATCTTACATTATAAATGTCATGGCAAACAAGAGTATCGTAAAGGTTTAATGACTATCAAAACTGGACATATCAAAGGATATAGTAAAGGTTTGCATTGGTGTCCAGAAAAGAAAATGTTTCGAGGATTAGGTAGATATGGGTATCTAGTTGATCTAGAAGAATATGAAAATAATTACAAGAAATTTGGTGTAAAAGACGCTCTAAAAGTACTGAATAGACGTTTAGAACATCAGAAAAACGAACAAATGATAATAGATAATCCCTATTATGGGTATTAATTAACAATAAAATAAGGAGATTAGTATGAAAAATACTATAAATGGTCTAGGCAAAGACCTTAAAGTTGTCAAAGCATGGCTCAAAGATCCAGTAGTTAAGTTCTGTATTGATACTAAACTATGGAATCGTAAAGGTTACAAAGATCAAATCAATCATGAAGAATGGTTGCCTGAACAAGATCCTGAATATGCTGAACATACTCGTGACATCGAAAATGATGCACAAGCTGTTATATTCAGATCTGTACAATTAGAACAAGAGGGTAAAGTTACTCGTCTTGATGATAATGATATAGCAACTAGACCTGATGATGATAAATATAATGAAGTCATGGAAGAAGCTGATAAGTATTATGCTGAAGGGAGACATCAAAATGGGGTATGTTGATGATATTCGTATATGTGTATCACATGATGATGGTGATCACGTAGCTATTCGTGCAGATAAACTTGATGGTGTTATTGCTGCAATATCTGGTAATTCAGAGTTTGACGATTTACCAGATGATGAATGTAAACATTTACCACCAGGTAGATATCTTATCTTAAAAGCTGTAGATATAATCGATAAAAGAAAAGGAGATTAATATGCCTAGAGAAATACCAGGCATGTTTGATGGTCCAGAATATGATAACTGGACTGACGAACAGAAGTATAACACCATGCGTGAGTGTGCGTTGATTGGTCGTTATGGTACAATGAAACATATGTGTAAGCAGTTTAAAGAACAAGTTCTGGATCCTGCTGAAAAACGTATAAAAGCTGAACAAGCATTTAATTCTAAAATGAAAGGAGATGAAAATGTATAGTAAAGATGAAATTGTTGAAGCAATTAATATCATTGTAGGTGATGATGGTCATAAAGCTCAAATGATAATAGAAGTAATAGAAGCTTTAGCTGCTATGCGACCAGAAAGAGAGCGTCCAAATGTATAATGATTGGGTAGAAAAATTACGTAAAGTCGTAGCTTATCTAGATGCATTAGAAATAGAAGTTACGAGTAGGAAAGAATGTTCTGAATTTCTACTTATGTTTGAAGGCTTGGAAGATGTTATAAGAGAAATCAGACAACTTGATTATGAAATTGAATATAAAAAGCAGAGCCAGGAAGGAAGTTGAGACCTGACTCTGCTGAACTTAACCATAGTAACATAATGGGAGATAAACATTACTAAATCCAATAAAATATATAGAATTGGGTTTGTAAAGATTATTCTTCAATTATTTCGCCATTAACTACAGGTTTTACAGGTGAAGCCTGCATACCTATGTTAATAATCATGCCATTCGCAGCAATGCCTGGACCTTCAGCTATAGGGTCTACCTTGTCTGATAGTCCAACTGCTCTGGCAGATACATCTGAAGCACTTTTCAACGCTCTAGCGTAATTAAGCAATTCTTCGTCATCGTAGTTTGCATTATTATCTTCGAGCTTATCTGCAATACGTTTCTCAAGTGCTTTAGAAATATTTAAATGACGATTAGTAACATCTACTCTGTTAGATAGAATCAATGAACGATATTTTGCTACAAAATTTTGTTTGTTCTGTTCTTCTAATTCGTCACGTTGCTTTCGCCATTCACCTTTATTGATCCATTCTTTAAGGGTGTGTGGTGATAAATTATCACATTGCTTACATATGTCAGCATGTGAGTGTCGGCTTAAGTAGAGTTCAAAAGCAGACTGTTTCCAATCGGAAGCTGTAAGTTCTTTATCTTCGTGATATGGATTTATCTGCATATTGTCCTCTACTTGAGGTTTAACATATAATAAAATAAAATAAATACAAGGAGAAAATATCATGGGACATGGTATAGATAGTTGTGACAAGGGTATCGTTTGGGGTGACACTTGGCACAAAGAGCCTAATTACATTAGGTTAGATAGACCCCTACAAATAGATGAAGTACAAGCATTATTCAAGTACGACATCAAGAAAGTTCCAACAGCTGTAACTTGGTATACAGATGTATGGGGAGATCCACAATGGGAACAGGTTCCTGGTGTATATGCATTAGGTAGACCTGATCATCGTAAAGTATTAAACAAGTGTGTTAGTGATGGTTATACATTACTAGACATGAATAGACTTGTTAGTTATATAGACTCACAAGTTATAGAACCTTATACAGATACTGAAGATCCTATTACAATAGAATCAGCAGGTACATTGTATAATGGTGCTATACAGTTTGTCAGTATGGTTATTGGCAGACACCAAATACATGGCGATGATAGTCCAACATTATCAAGATACATGGTTAGTAATAACATGCGTCATGGTGGACGTGGTATCGAACAGGTATTCAATACTGTGCGTGTTGTCTGTGACAATACTCGTGGTTTTGCCATATCACAAGCATTAGATAAAGACAAGCAAGGCGATAAATATCGTGTTGTAAAACATTATTCTGATTGTATGGATAAAGTATTAGTCAATATCAATGAGATGTGGCAATTACGTCAACGTGCTAAAATAGAGGAGTTGCGTATGAATACCTTGAGCAAAGCTGGTAATTTATCAGTTAATGCTGCAAGACTAGTACTTAAAAATCTGTTTCCAGATAATATAGATCCAGAAACAGGTTTACCAAAAGTATCCAAGAAAGGTCATTCTCTTGGTAATACTAAAAAGCAAGAGCAGATAATTGATCTTTGGCAAGAAGGTCAAGAAGCTATTGATGCACAGTATCAAAATACTGGTTATGCATTCTTTAATGCAATAACTAATGTACTTGCTAGAGAAACAGGTAAGATGAATAACTCATTAGGTACACGTAGTAATGTAGCTTATGATAATCTTACAGGTTCTCGTGCTGTTACTAAAGAGAAAGCGTTAGCACTTATAGAGGAACAAGTGGGTTTACCACCATTTGATGAGCATACAATAGAAGATTATGCTCATACACTCGCATAAGTTATTAACAAGTTATTAACAATGGGGAGGTTATCCTCCCCTAAATATAAGGAAGTTATGTCTATAAAATATAAAAAGCGTAAGTTCTATCGTAATAGAAGATATTCACCACATATATGGAATATTCTTATGGAAGTTTCAACTTCTGGTTACATTACATATGAAATAAGTAATGAAGATTTAAAACCAGATGATTATATGTGTGAAACAGGTAAGAAATTACCAGCGTTACCAGGAGATACATGGTATCGCTATGAAAGTGAAAGAGATACATTACCAGGTCATGATGTAATGTATGATCACACAGAAGATAAGAACGAAATAGATAGAGATACTAGTGAGTTTATTCTTACTAGTCTATATAAACATAAAGTAGAATATAACCATTGGTTATATAGAAATAACCCTAGCAAAAGGAGAAAACATGTATAAAGACCTAGTACCTAGTTGGCATACTGGTAGTAAACATACTACTCGTTGGAATAATTATACTGTTATTACACAGTATGATATTGAAGAAGATAATGTCAAAGCAGACATAAGTGTAAAACCACCAGGAGCTAAAAAAGCTATATGGTTATGCACAGGTCCTTATGACACTAATGATACAAGTGTTAAGCTACATATATTATATCATATGGCTACAGGTTATTTTCCAAAACCTGCAAAAGATATTGATCAGTATGTGTTTGCTGAAGAAATTGTAGATATGCTCTATAAAATTGTAGAGCAAAATAAAATAGATGGAAACTTATGTTTACATCTTAAAATTAGAGATGGAAGGATGGGTAAATAATGAAAAACTATTACGAGAAGCAGTTACTTAAAACTGCTAAAGTAAGAATTGTCCAAATGGATGTTGATGATCCAGCATTCAAGGATAATGAAATAAATGAAGATAAGTTATATAAAATTTATCTTTATCAGGAAGTAATGGCTGGTACTCATGAACATGATTATGATGTACATGAAGAAGTTATTAGTGAATTAACTGTTACTAGACGTATATTAAGTCATTTACATCCAGAAATAGATATAGAATTGATGATTAGTCATCCAGACTATGAGTCATTTGTGGAGAGTCACAATGGCAATTAATGGTAATTGTGAGTCTTGTGGCAAATTCGATAAATTATATCAAATGGAAGACGGACATAACAATTGGTATTGTCGTGTCTGTACCATTGAAATTCATTGGGAACGTGAGGCTGAACGTAAGGTAAGTTCTGACGATCCAGATTGTTACGGAGGTAGTAAGTATGAGCAGTAAAGAAGGAATGCGTCTGTATAAAATTACAGAAAATATAAATCTAAATGTTCATTATGAAATACAAGCAAAATCTGATGATGAAGCATTTGAGATTTATTTAGAAGGTACTGAAATGAAGAAGTTACCTGTCGAAATTAGTGCGAACATAGATCGTGCTTATGTAGGCAAAGATTATTCACAGTATGAAGGAACAGAAGACATAACTCCCTATGATTGGGAAGAAAGTGAGGACGAATGAACGTAAGTCAACTATTAGCAGCATTGATAGTAGTAGAGTCATCAGGTGATCCAAAAGCTATTGGCGATAATGGTCTAGCTGTAGGATGTTTACAAATAACACCTGCTGTTATAAAAGATGTAAATCGTGTTTTTGACATGGATTTTACATTAGATGATAGATATGAGGTACATCATAGCAAAAATATTGCTAACTTATATCTAGCTTACTGGGGTTCCAAGTATGAACGTAATACTGGTTTCCAAGCAAATGCAGAAGTCTATGCCAGGATATGGAATGGTGGACCAAATGGTTGGAATAAAAAGTCTACTGATAAATACTGGTATAAAGTAAAGGAGGTGCTTGATTCATGGGAAGATTCCTAGTAAAATTAGAGTTTGCTCACATGATTATTATGGAAGCAGACTCGCAACCAGAAGCTGTAAGAAAGGCGATTGATGTTATTAAAGATCATTCGGTTACTAACCTAGAAGTTAGTCCTGCTTATAGTTTAGTTGGTGTAGTACATAAAGCAACTGAAGAATTAGAAAATGGTGAAGTTATTAGAGGAGGTGAAATATACAAATGAAACATGATCCTTATGGTCCTAGTACTCATCCTATGCTGGTAAAATGTCCAGCATATAGTTCTACACAAAGTGAAACAGTACATACTGTAAAGGGAACAGAGAAACATCACTATTGTGAATTGTTTCTTGATCCAAAAGCAGAGCATTTTGCTGATGATACTGAATACTTGTATGAATTATTAGGTGAAAGTAATGATGGTCGTGAAGGAGAATATAAATTCGATGCTGAAGATATATCTGATGTAATTACAGCTATAGATCAAGCAAGAGAGTTTATACGTGATATGGAAGATAAAACTGCTGGTACTAAATTTAACAACATTGTTAAAGTTAATACCGAGCAATGGGTAAATCTAAACTTATTAGGTATTTCTGGTGGTACACCAGATTTAGTTCTTACAATAGGTAAGAGTACTATTATTATAATAGACTTTAAGTTTGGAAGAATACCTGTATCTCCACAAAGCGAACAATTAATGTCATATATGTGTGGTCTTAATCCTTTTGGTACAGACTTTAAACACATGTATAACGTTATAATACAACCAAAAGTATATGAGGAAGCACAAGTGTATACAGTTACACAAACACATTTAGCTAAACATATGCATATGATGAAAGAGGTTATTGAATTAGCAAAATTAGATAACCCACCATACATAGCACATGATAAATGTAATTGGTGTGATAAACACTTAAAGTGTCCTGCTACAATTGGTCAATTAGCACAAACAACTAATGTTGTGAAGGCTAATAAAGCTGTCAAGATATATGACTTGCCAGATGCACAATTAACAAAATGGATTGATCAGTATGAGATGATCAAGAGTTTTGGTGGTGCATTAAAACAAGAATTATATGCAAGACTGCATAGAGGTGAAGACGTTGATGGTTATGAATTATCTGCTGGTCGTAGATCTCGCAGATGGAAAGATGAGCAACAAACGTTAACACGTCTAAAAGAGTTATGTAAAGATGCTGGTGTTAATGCAGCAGAATTATATGACAGTAAGTTATTAAGTGTAGCCAAGATAGAAAAATTACTGCCGAAACATAAGAAAGAAATAGCAGAATTGTTCTATCACCAGGATGGAAACTTGGTGGCTAAAAAAATAAAATAGTGGTGAAAAAGTGTTTTACACTTGACACCACTGGTGTATAATAGTGGTTAATATATAAAATAGGAGATAAATACCATGAGTAAAATGGAAGTATCGTATCTTGATCTCAACGATAATGAGATCAACTTGTCGCCTGAAACAGTTAAAAAGTATATTGCACCTAATGCAAATATTACTAATCAAGAAATGGCTATGTTCTTGAAACTGTGTCAGCACCAAAGATTAAATCCTTTCTTAAGAGAGGTTTATCTTATTAAATATGGTTCTGCACCTGCATCAATGGTTACAGGTAAAGAAACATTCTTGAAACGTGCTAAACGTGATGCACGTTATCAAGGTCATAAATGTACCATAGAAGGTAAAGTACCTGATATGACTGCTACTGCAGAAGTGTATGTAAAAGACTATCAGACACCTATTACTTGTACTGTATGGTATGAAGAATACGTAGGACTAAAGAAAGATGGAACACCTACTGGAATGTGGGCTAGTAAGCCACGTACTATGTTACAAAAGGTAGCGTTAGTACAAGCATTACGTGAGGCGTTTCCAGATACCTTTGGTGGTTTGTATTCGCAAGAAGAAATTAATACTGTGGATGCAGATAAACTGCCTACTGCAAATATTATAATAGAAGAAACAGAACCAGAACAACCAGAAGAACGTGTATCTAGAGAACGTAATGATGGTGAGTATGGTGAAGTTGAAAACATTGGTACTGTAAAAGTACATGATGAAAATGAAGTCATGCAAGAAGCTATGACTAAATCTTCTAAAAATAGAGTAGTAGAAGATGTAAAAGAAATGTTTGGTGCAACAGAGGTATTACCAAAGTTAGGACCAGACACTAGTATTGTATTAAGTGACGAGCCAGATCCAATACCTACTAAAACTAAAGGTAGTGTAACTGACGAGTATGCTGAATGGATACTAGATAAATATCGTGCTCATATAGAAGCTAATGTTCAATTAGATCATCTTGAGCATATTCAAGAAACACCTTTAGAACATTGGAATATAGAGATTGCACAATCTTTATTAGAAATTGGTAAAGGTTTAGTGACAGGAAGGAATGAGTTTGATACTGTATTTGATGGTTTATTTAGTAAATAGGAGTCAAATATGCATGATCAAACTGTTGAGGGTTCAGCATTAAGTAGTATAATTAATGATCCTTCTCAAGGTTTCCGTGCAGTAAGTGTTCATGGTATTAACAGAGAATCTTTTGTTAATCCATTTTATGGTCTGACTTTTGAGGTAGTAGAAACTATGCTATCTCAAGGTCAGCCTGTTACACAACAAAGCATATGGTCTAGAATAGTAGCAGTTGATAGTTCTTATAGTGTATCAGAACTAGAACAAGTATATACATACAATGAATCTAGACCTATGTATTGGTGTGACTTATTGCGGAAGTATAAGTTAGCTAGAGAAGCAATTAAATTAATTAACAAAACTAAAGAGGATATAACTAATCCTTTTAATGTTGAAGAATGTATTAGTGGTGTTACAGAAGATTTATTTCATCTGTTAACTAGTAATACAGTAGATGAAGATGATGATATTACTGTTAATGATCTTATATTACGTGGTGGCTATCCATCTAAATATAAGGCAATCAATGACATTATAACAAAATATCCACCTTCGTTTCCAGTAGTTATAGGTGCTCGACCAGGTGTAGGTAAAACAACTTGGTTATGTAATGAAATGTTAAATCATATAATTAAACGTAAAGGAGAATGGTGGGAGTTTAAAGATAATCGCCATGCTACTATGTTTAGTTTAGAGATGCAACGTCCAGATATACTACGTAAATGTATATGTATATTAAGTGGTATAGAAGAAAATTCAGTTAAAGCAGATAAGTTAACTAAAGAAGAAACAGAAAAGTTTCATGCTTATCTTAAACTGTTAAAGAAAGCACCATTAACTATATATGATAGATCATTAACACCTAAACAGATATGTAGTTCTATGAGATACGCATCTGAAAGGTATAAGAGTACATTCTTTGGATTAGATTATGTACAAAGAATGAAAGCGTTTAGTAATAGAGCAAAAGATCGTGAGTTTTATGCACGAGCAAGTAACGATATTGCTGATACGCTTAAAAGTTTATCTACTAATCCCATGATGATTATATTGTCACAGCTTTCAAGAGCTGCAGATATAAACAAACATGATACGATAAACGAAAGAAAGAAAAAGAGTCCTCAACTATCGCACTTTAAAGAAACTGGTGCGTTAGAAGAAGACGCTTATTTAGCAGGATTACTATATCCAGATCCAGAGTTCATTCACCAGGAATTACCTAGACAGCCTATTATTATGTCTTGGGAAAAGAATCGTGGTGGTAGAACAGGTTCTGTTAAAATGGTATTCCATAAGAAATCACAAACGTTTGCATAAGCAAACATAAATATAAGGAGATAGTTATGCCAAATTGGATAACAAATTGTGTTACAATAGAAGGAACTAAAGAACATTGTAAGTTAGTACGTGATAGCGTATGTAAGGAAGAAAAGATTAATTCACTAGACATAGCAGCATTAGCTGAAGGTGGTGAGCCACAAGATCATATGACATCTAGAGTTGAAGAAAATGAATTTAACTTTGATGCCATTGTACCAATGCCAGAAGAATTAAAAGATACCCAGAAAGACTTCAAAAGTGAATCAAATGAAGTTTTAATTAAGAAGTATGGGTTTGATAATTGGTATGATTGGTCTTGTTATAACTGGGGTACTAAATGGAATACAAGTAATCCAGAATGGCATAGTGAAAATTATATAGAGTTTGATACAGCTTGGGCTACACCAGAGCCAATCTGGAGAGCTTTAGCTGAAAAACATCCGCATGTAAAATTTACTATACAATATGCTGATGAAGATATAGGTCATAATTGTGGTGAAATTCGTATACACATTGCTGAAGGTATAGATGAATATGATGAATATTCAGATTATCCTATGAATTATCATAGGAAAAAGGATATACTCTTAAAGTGTAAACCATACCTTGAAGAAGATTATGACTTTGAAAAAGATCAATGGAAAGAAGATTAAGAAAGGTGATAGAGTTCTTGTTGTTTGGCATGATATTAAAGCTATCTTACATTCAGAAGAACCTATCGAACCTGCTCTTGCAGAAACTGTTGGGTGGGTTGACGCACAGTCTCCCACTTGGTTACGTTTAACAACTACTAGATATGTAGGAGAGTTAGACGATTTAAAAGACTTAATCGTAATTCCGAAAGGTTGTATTCAAAATGTCGAAAGAATATGATAAACTTTGGCAGAAGGTTGTGTGTCATAGAGCACAGAACAGATGCCAATTAAACCATGAAGGTTGTACTGACATGGCTTATAATGGTGCTCACCATATAATTCCTAGAAAAGAAATCTATTATAGATGGGATGAAAACAATGGCTTTGCTGTTTGTCCATCATGTCATCAATGGATAGAAGAACATCCAAAGGAGTTTATGGATCTATTAATAGAATGGGAACCACATAGAGTTGCTTACTTACGTTGGTTTACTGCTAATCGTAAGAAAGTTAATGATCAACAAAAGGAGATGAAAATTGTACAAGACAAAGCAGAACTTGAAATGTATTGCTGGTCATATGGAATTTGAATTGCCGACTAAGACACATCAGTCAGCTTTACGAATTGTACAGCGTACATCTTTTAATAAGTTTCTATTACAATATAAAAACTTAAAAGGAGTAGCTTTACTTAAAATGTGGCAGAAACATTTGTTTGTTTCAGCTAGTGCAAGTAAAGAGTTAAATCAGCTAAAAGCGTACATTAGGAGTGAATTAGAGCAAAATATACAGAATTTGGCTCACGAGGATGCTCTACAATTGCCTTTTGACTGTCCAGTAAGGTTAGAGGTCACCTTTAATTTCCCCTATCTTAAAAAGCATTCTGCGAAGGATAGAGAAAATAGAATAGTGAAAACAACAAAACCTGACCTGGATAATACAGTTAAAATATTATTGGATTGTATGGAAGAAGTTGGTTTAGTTATTAACGATTCTAGGATCTGTCAAATGGTTCTAGAAAAATATTATAGTGATAAGCCAGGCATAGTCTGGCGATTAACAGAAAGGAGCCAAAATGGCTAGTTATAATAAAGTAGTGCTCATGGGTAATCTTACTCGTGATATTGAAATTAAAACTCTTGACAACGGAACTGTTGTTGGTGAGTTTGGGTTAGCAGTCAATGAGTCATACACAGACAAACGTACAGGAGAAAAAGTTGATACTCCTGTATATGTAGATGTTACTGTATGGGGTAAACAAGCAGAAGTATGTAGTCAATATATCTCCAAAGGTAGTGGAGCTATGGTTGATGGTAAACTTAAGCTAGATGTGTGGCAGGGAGATGATGGAAACAATCGTCAAAAACTTCGTGTTGTAGCTAATCAAGTAGTATTTGTAGGAGGTAAACAAGAACCTGCAGATGCTGATGTAAACCAAGATCCAGGTGATGATTATCTTGACTCGGAAGAAATTCCATTTTAAGTTGATCTAATATCGTTCACTCGCAAGAGCGGAAGTACCACATAGTGTGGGAAGGAACGCATCGTAACTGGAGAATAAAAATGGCAAATCTATTATATAGAGGTGCTGAAGTTGTTCACAAAGAAGCGGTGAAATCTAACGATCATATCGCTTCTTATAGAGGTATAACTTACAACACCAAAGATGTTGAGGCTGCACCTCAAGCTACTTCTGGAAATTACAGAGGTAGTTCTTGGGAAGCGTAAACAACGAGCCCCTCGAAAGAGGGGTTTTTTTTAAGCCAATCGTTACAATACGCTGGCAATTGCTAAATCTACAATCATTGCTACTAAGGCTAATAACATAACTAACCATATAATAAGGTTATTTATTTCCAACTTGTGCCTCCTTAAATGCTTTTTTAATAGCATATGCTGTACCTTCTAAACCACGTAATCTAACTGCAATTTGTTCTGCTTCATTAATTCTATTCTTTTTAACAGCATCTTCTAGCTGTGCATACAATTCTGCTCTAGCATTTGCTAGTCCAGTTTTTTGTACTTTAATAGGATCAAATCCATTCTTTTGTGCAGCATGTAATATATCCATACCAATTAATTGTATATTACGTCTGTGGTCCTGTAATTTTTCAAAGTTACCTTTTTTAATGTATGCTAAATACAATTCTGATAATTGTTTAGATGCATACCATCCATGTTTACCTTGTTTCATTTTAGCAAAGTTAACAGGTAGATTAGGTACAGGTGTAGGTTTACGATTAATTATATCTTGCACACTAAATGGCATAAACATTTTTAATGAATGTCCTATACGACCTT